ACTATATCATATGGTGAATCTTTCGGAGATTTAAGATTGGCACCTTCCTGTACCTGAAAACTTATATTTATATATGCTAAACGAATTGTTATACTTAGATCTCCAAGATTTGGGCGGTAAGTTATTTTGTACATTTTCTTCCAAGGATACCCTGGATTCCACACTTTCTGGTATAAAGCAGAAATACACCATCATGTTTGGTAAGATTTTCGTATTGGAATCATCTGAAGATGAATTTATATGTACATATAATGTAGATGCTTCCAATATATCAGATAAAATTCTTATGGCAAATACTATTTTATGCCATCGAGTAAAGCAATTCAATGTGCTTTATACACTCAATGCGTTAAATACGTTGATAAAGAATCTCAATAAAGGTATCGAAGATCATTCTTATCCTGTATCTTGGGAGAATTACAAGAACTCTGTCCTGTTGACCAGAGCCGGTGTCTTTGTTAGAATTGATACTAAGATAAAAGATATTTTAACAATATCTTAAAATAAATTTGGAATCCTAACATAGAATTCGTATCTTTGCGATTCAATCCTATACTCAATGAAAAAGATCCTCAACTATTACGAGAGCTCTCTCGATGTAATATTAGCATCTCTAGTAATTATAATTCTTGGTTATTTTTCTAAAATGATTGTCCAATTTATTTCTAATTTGGCAAGTATATTCTGGAAAATTCATATTTTTAAATAAATCTAATATCATATGGGTCTTGACATCAATAAGGTGAAATCTCGCCTTGCACAAATGCAATCCAAAGGAAAAAAGAATGCCGATGGATCTTTCGAAAAAATCGATTTCAAAAAAGTTTATTGGAAGCCGAAGCTTGGTAAACAGGTAATTCGCCTGGTTCCATCCAAAACAAATCCTGCTGAACCTTGTCTCGAGGTAGCTTTCCACAACAATATCGTTAAAAAGAAAATGCTTGCTCTCTCCAATTGGGGAGAAAAGGATCCTATCATTGCATTTTCAGATGTATTAAAGAAATCAGATGATAAAGGTGAAAGAGACATGGGATATAAATTATCTCCAAAGAAAAAATATATATTTCAAGTTGTAGTACGTGGAGAAGAACATCTTGGTACAAGATTGTGGGAGGCTAGTAAAACCGTAGCAGAAGCTATCTATGGTATTATAGCCGATGATGATTATGGAGATGTATTGGATGTAAATGATGGAAGAGATCTTACCATAGAAGGAATAGAAGATAGTTTTAATAATATAAAATATATTAAGGTCTCTATTCTTCCTAAACCAAAGGCAACTCCTCTTGCTAAGACAGAAGATGAAATCAATGGATTTCTTTCTAATCAATACGATCCATTGTCACTCACAAAGAAATATTCATACCAGGAATTAAAAGATTTTCTGGAACAAGCTTTGAATCCTGATGGAGCTGAATCAGGAGAAACTGATGTAGAAGAAACAGAAGAGAAGTCCGAAGAAATTCCAAGTGATGAACTTCCTTTTGTAGAATCTTCTACTGAAGAAGAATCAGGTGAAGAGGAAGAAACTGAAACAGAAGAACCTCCGTTCGAAGTTGAAATTACTCCTTCAAAATCTGTTATTGCACAAGCATCTAAAAGAATCATCGCTAAGAACAATGCCGAGATAAAAGAAAAAGTTGTAGTTAAAACGACAGAGACAAAAGTAAAGAAAGCTGCGACAAAAACTACTGCTCCAGCTGTTACAGGTGCTGCTCCAGTATCTAACAAAGATAAATTCGCCGCATTATTCCCTAAAAAATAAATTATATGTTTCCTAATTCTCAAGTAATAGTTTATGTTAATGTCGATGATTCAATAAAATACGAAATGGATAGACTAAAACAAATTATCGATAATTTCAAAGAAAAATTTGATATTGGTATCCCTAATGCAATTTATTTGCCAACTTTTTATGGTGATACTCATGTAGAAGTAATTTCATATTAATATGCCAAGACAAAAGAAAGAAGAAGTTAAAACAGCGAAATCAGTTGTAACAAAGAAGATAAATCAAGGAAGGTTCGGATTTGATCTTCATGGATTTAAAAAAACAAAAAATTTATCTAATACTGCTAAATTTAAAAAGCAAGAATATTATAAAGCTTCTCCAGCCTTCCAGGAAATATTATCTATACCTGGCATACCTAAAGGTCATATAACTTTGTTGCGTGGTCATTCTAATACAGGTAAGACTACCGCTATGGTTGAACTTATAAAAGATGTTCAGAAATGTGGTGATCTACCAGTCATTATTATTACAGAAATGAAGTGGTCTTGGGAACATGCTAAGATAATGGGTCTTGAAGTAACGGAAGAAGTTGATATTGAAACAGGAGAGATTACTTATAGTGGAGATTTCATTTATGTAGATAGAAGTAATCTTAAAACAATCGAAGATGTTGCTGATTTTATTTCAGATCTTCTCTTAGCGCAAGAACGTGGTGAACTTCCGGTTAACTTATGCTTCTTTTGGGATTCAATTGGATCAATACCATGTTTACAATGTTATGAATCTAATAAGAGTAATGCTATGTGGAATGCCGGAGCAATGTCAAATAATTTCGGCAATTTTGTTAATCAGCGAATAATATTATCTAGAAAAGATACGTATAAATATACGAATACATTAGTAGCCGTTAATCAAATACGAATTGCATATCCTAGTACCCCGATGGAGATGCCTAAACTTGAAAATAAAGGAGGCAACGCGATGTTTAGAGATGCTACTTATATAATAACATTCGGTAATGTAAAAGGACCCGGAACAGTTAAGGTAAAAGCTAAGAAGAATAATAAAGAAGTTGAATGGGCAAATATTGTAAAAGTTTCATGTGATAAAAATCATGGAACTGGTATTCAAACATCTGGTCGCATAGTTACTACTATTCACGGCTTTATCAGTAATGATAAAAAAGAAATCGATAAGTATAAGAAAGAACATTCTGATGAATGGGCTAATATACTTGGATCAAAAGATTTTGAAATAGTTGAAGAGGAAGATAATACTGACGCTACAGTTACAGAAGATTAATTTACATGAAAAAAGACCGGTTACTCTCCATACTATCCTCTTTAAAAGAGGAAGATGTCCCCTTGCATTCCCATTTCAATAGTAAAGTACTTATCATAGATGGAATGAATACATTCCTTCGAAGCTTTGCTATTGATAATAAATTTAACAGAAATGGTCATCATATTGGTGGGGTAGCCGGTTTTTTAAAATCGATTGGTTATGCCATAAGAACAGAAACTCCTTCCAGGGTAATAATAGTTTTTGATGGTGAAGGTGGATCAGTAAATCGCAGATACCTATATCCTGAATACAAGACCAATCGGAATACTGGAAGACTTGTTAATAAAATGTTTGATAATAAAGATGAAGAAGATGATGCTAAGATAAATGAAATTGAAAGACTCATCGATTATCTTAATTATCTTCCAGTGACAGTTATTGCTATAGATCGTTTGGAGGCCGATGATGTTATTGGATATCTTACTAAAAAGATATATAATGACTATACAGATAGCAATGTTTGTATCATGTCTTCTGATAATGATTTTTTACAACTGGTTAATGATCGCGTTTATTGTTATTCTCCTACTAAAAAGAAGCATTATTATCACAAAGATGTTTTTGAAGAGTTTGGTGTATATCCCTGGAACTATTTGTTATATAAATGTTTTCTGGGAGATACATCGGATAATGTCAAAGGTATTTATGGTTTGGGCGAAAAGAAGCTCGTTAAATTATTCCCTATAGTAACTTCAGAACAAGTTATTTCTTTCGATGATATTTATGAAATTTGTGAAGATCCCCCAGAGAAAAGTGTTTTATATGATCGTGTATTAGAAGGTAAACGAACATTGTTCATCAATGAACAGATAATGAATCTTTCCAAACCTAATATCTCTGAAACTCAATCTAGTTTTATAGATTCATTTATGGAAGTGAAACCTTCCAAGCTTAGGAAAATAGATTTCCTTTCTCTTTACAGATCGGATGGTATGGAGGGAACAATTCCAGGAATAGACAGTTGGTTGGAAACATTTTCTGTTTTAAATAGGTATTGAGAATTACTATGACGATTAACAAATTATCAGAATACGGACACTCATTTCAGATCAAAATACTTTCTTCTCTATTACAGGACAATAGGTTCCTGCAGAATATAATAGATCTTCTTTTACCTGATTATTTCGATTCGGAAGCGCATAAATGGATAATCCAATTCATATTAGAATACTTTTCCAAGTATAAAATATATCCAACACTAGACGCTTTACAAATTGAAATAAAGAAACAGCGTAAAGAGTCTCTTAAAGTTTCTATCATTGAAAATCTCAGGGAGGCTTATAACTGCAACAATGAAGATATAGAGTACGTCCAGGAAGAATTCTTCGCATTTTGTAAGAATCAGACGCTTAAAGCGGCTTTATTACAGTCGGTAGATCTTCTAAAGGATGGTAATTTCGAAGATATTCGTCGTCTTATAAATAACGCGATGAAGGATAACAATGATAGGGATATTGGAATGGACTATACTAATAATGTAGAAGAACGTTATAGAGATGATGAAAAAAAGGTTGTAAATTTCCCATGGAAGATTCTTAATGATATTACGGATGGAGGTTTAGAAGACGATAACTTAGTTTTATTATTTGCTCCTCCTGGTATCGGTAAGACTACTTTTGCTGCCATCATAGCAGCCCACTGTCTCAGACAGGGTAAAAATGTTTTATTCTATGCATTGGAGATATCTGAGAAGAAGATGGGTCGTAAGATAGACTCTATTATCACTGGAATTCCCATCAAAGAGCTTCGTAAACGTCGAGCAGAGGTAGATGCAGCAATGTCTAAATTACCAGGCAGGCTAATTATCAAAGCTTATCCACCTAAGAAGGCATCTCTGGATACATTAGAGACTCATAAGAACAAGCTTCGTATAAATGAAGGCTTTGTAGCCAACGTAGTATTTTGTGACTATCCTGAGCTTCTAAAGGTGCGTAGATCACGTAAAGAGATAAGAGAAGAAGTAGACGATGTATATACTGAAATAAAAGGTATTGCGGTGGAAGATGGTATCCCTTGGATATGTCCTTCTCAAATCAATCGTATGGGATCCAGAGATAAGATCATTGAAGGTGATAAAGTGGCAGGTAGTTACGGTAAGATGATGATTGGAGATTTGAATATGTCATTATCTAGAGACCGTAAAGACAAATTGAAAGGTACAGGCCGACTTCATATTATAAAAAGTCGTTTGGGACCTGACGGTATGACATATAAATGTACCATTGATCTTGAAAAAGGCTTCATAGATGTATCAGAAGAAGAATACGACGAGGATGAAGAGATAGAAGGATCCAAGAATATAAATGGTTATATGGTAGAAGAAGATACTATGAAACAATTGGCCAATAAATTTGCAAAATTTCAAAAATTAGATGCGGAAGTCGAAGAAGAAAATTGATTTATAACATATCATATATATCGAGAAGAAAAATTTAATTTTTTCTGTATGCCGGTTTACTGATCGGCATATTTATTTCTACAGTCCCATAAAAGTAAATTTATGTTATTAGATAAGAGAGTTTCATTTATGCCATTTGAGTATCCTGAAATAGAAAAATTCTCAGAAGGCATCCAGGGTACGTATTGGGTTCATAAAGAGGTTGATTTCACCGCTGATATTCATCATTTCCATACTGAATTAACGGATTCAGAAAGATATATAATAGGAACTATTTTAAAAACCTTTGCTCAAACGGAGGTGTTTGTTGCTGATGAATTTTGGAGCCAGATGGCTAATTATATTCCCAAACCGGAAGTTTCTATGGTAGCTCACACTTTTACAGAAAATGAATGGAGACATGCCAGGGCTTATGCTAGGTTGAATGAAGTATTGGGATTACATGATTTTGAAGCTTTTTTGAAAGATGAAGTTGCCG